GAATGGTTTTCCCAAAACGACGGGAAGGGTTGGGTTGACTGTAAGACTGGCAAGCCCTGTGGTCGTCAGAAGGGTGAGAAGCGTAAGAGTTATCCGGCCTGTCGCCCTACAATGGCACAGTGTACGTCCGCTGCAAAGAAGAAGAAATCGTCGAAACGGATAAGCTGGAAGCAGAAGAAGGCGACTGGTGGACAGGTGACGGCACGTATTTTTTAGGCTATGATGCAAAAAAGGAGTTTTGCTATGGGTGACAAACTAAAGATGGTTGAGAAGAACGGGCAGCAAGTTCCGTTTTATGCTGCTGACGGCAAGGGCAAGATGAAGTCTGGTGGTCAAGCAAAGATGGGCTACATGGGTGGCGGCGGCATCAAGGCTGGCTACAAATACGGTGGTCAAGCCAAGAAAGGGTACAACTACGGCGGCTGCGTAATGGCTGGTCGTGGTGGTTCTTACAAAGGCGAGTCATAATGACAACTTCAGGTTCAAGAGACTTTAACCTTGATGTCGGTGAGATCATCGAGGAAGCGTATGAGCGGTGTGGGCTAGAGGTCCGCACTGGTTACGATGCCAGGACAGCGCGTCGGTCTTTGAACCTGATGTTTGCTGAGTGGGCCAACCGTGGGATGAACCTGTGGACCGTGAAGCAGGGTACGATTACCTTGACGCAGGGTCAGGCACAGGAGACGCTGACGGATGATGTTGTTGACATCTTAGAGGTTGTGCTTCGTCGTGACGGTACGGATTATGAGATTGATCGGATCAGCCGTGGTGAGTACACAACACTTCCGAATAAAACCACACAGGGTCGACCAAGCCAGTATTGGTTTGATAAGCAGATCGATCCAGTGATTAACCTGTGGGCAGTTCCTGAGAACTCCACGGATCAGATTATTTACTATTATGTGAGACGGATCGAGGATGCAGATGCGCTTGTCAACACTACTGATATGCCTTTCCGCTTTTATCCTTGCATGGTTTCTGGTCTTGCATATTACATATCCATGAAACGTGCGCCCGAACGCATGCAGATGTTGAAGGCTGTGTACGAGGAGGAGTTCCAACGTGCCGCAGACGAGGACGAGGATCGCGTTCCGTTGAAGTTGCAGCCTAGTATTCGTTACATGAGGGTCTGATGGCATACGCATCTGGGAAACATGCATGGGGTATATCTGATCGTTCTGGTCGTCGTTATCGCTTACGCGAGATGAAGCTGGAGTGGACAGGTGCGCTTGTAGGTCCCGATGAGTATGAGCCAAAGCATCCGCAACTATACCCGCCAAAGGTCGCTCCTGACCCGCAGGCTTTGAGAAACCCAAGACCAGACAAGGCCGAGGCTTTGTTGGTTTACGTCGACACGCCGACTATTGAATCGCCTAAACTAGAGCGTATTCGTGCGGTAGGTAAGGTCGGGACTGTGACGGTGACAACATGACTATGACATATGGCGAACTGAAGACAGCCATTCAGGATTATACAGAGAACGACGAGACGACGTTTGTTAATAACATTCCGTTGTTTATTCGTCTGGCAGAGGAACGCATCCTCAAGAGTGTGCAGCTCAACCTGTTTCAAAAGAACCAGTTTGGCAACATGACGAGCGGAAACGAGTACCTGGCTGCACCGTCAGACTTTCTGGCTCCGTTTTCGTTGAGCATCGATGTAAGTGGAGACAAAGAGTTCTTGTTGTTTAAGGACTTGGACTTCGTGCAGACGTATACTCCTGACGCAACGACAACGGGTCAGCCTAAGTATTATGCGCAGTTCGATGTGGATAATTTTATTATCGCGCCAACGCCTGATGCAAACTACACCGTGGATATTCACTACCTATATCGCCCAGCGTCTTTGACTGCGGGGTCAGATAGTGGTACAAGTTGGTTATCCGAAAACGCAGAAATTGCGCTGTTATATGGGTCATTGATTGAAGCGTACACGTTCATGAAGGGTGATCCCAATCTAATGCAGATGTACATGCAGCGTTACGGTGAAGCTGTCGCACGTCTGAAGAATTTGGGTGAAGCCCAAGAAACGATTGACGAGTATCGCTACGGTGCTATTCGCAAACCAAGAACGTAAGGAGACTTAGATGGCTTTCACAGGAAACTATATGTGCACATCTTTCAAGCAAGAGCTTATGGAAGGTCTGCATGATTTTAACGTAGGTGCGAACACATACAAACTGGCATTGTATGACAACACCGCAACGCTGGATGCGTCCACAACTGTATATACAACGTCTGGCGAGATCAGTGGCACAGGCTACACCGCAGGTGGTGGAACGTTGACCAACATTGATCCGACAACAAGCGGCACAACTGCGTTTGCAGATTTTGCGGATTTGACATTTAGCACGGCGACAATCACGGCGCGTGGTGCGTTGATTTACAACTCCACAAACGGTAACCGTGCGGTTGTGGTTTTGGATTTTGGCGCGGACAAGACGTCAACAGCGGGTGATTTTACAATCGTATTCCCAACAGCGGACGCAAGTAACGCGATTATTCGGATAGCGTAATGTCTGACGTTGTCGTCCCCTTTTCCGGCTGGGGTCGGGGGACATGGGGTCAATTAGCCTTTGGCGAAGACTCCATTACCAACGACGGCGCAGCGGGACAAGTTGGCTCAGTAACAGTAGTTGCTGAGGCCAATGTTCCTGTAACTGGGCTAGAGGCGACAGCGAATGTAGGTTCTGTTACGGTTGTAGCAGAAGCGAATATATCTCCGACAGGATTAGAAGCGACTGGTGAGGTTGGCGAGATTGCCAATGTCATTGGTGAGTCTAACGTATATCCGACAGGCGTTGAAGGGACGGGAGCCGTTGGTACGGCAACCGTTTCTGGTGATGCGATTGTTCCTACAACTGGACTTGAGGCGACGGCAACCGTTGGATCGGTGACGGTACAGGCAAATGCGGACGTTTCAGTTACGGGTCAAGAGGCGACGGCGTCTGTTGGCTCTGTGACGGTCACAGGTATTGCCAACGTATATCCGACAAGTGCAGGGGCCACAGGCAGCGTTGGGTCTGTGTCGGTTGAAGCGGATGCGATTGTTCCTACGACTGGTTTAGAAGCCGCCGCCTCTGTAGGTTCGGTCACTGTCATTGCTGAAGCTGATGTTTCACCTACAGGGTTGGAAGCTGACGGCGAGGTTGGCGAAGTTTCTGTTGGCATCTTTGTTGAGGTTGACGTTACTGGTGTCGAGGCTGACGCTCAAGTTGGTTCGGTCACAGTTCAAGCAAACGCCGACGTGACTGTCACGGGCATTGCGGCTACAGGACAAATCACCCCTGTCCTTGTGTGGGGACGTATTGTTCCAAATCAAAATCCGAGTTATACTCCTGACAACCCGTCGCAATCTCCCGCTTGGGGTGAGGAAACACCGACGCAGACATCGGGCTTTGCGCCCACGACACCGACACAATCCCCTGGATGGTCAGGCGAGGCACCTTCGCAGACGCCAGGTTGGACCCGAAAAGTAGCATAGGATAGAATTATGCCCAGTACATATACACTCAATAACGGTATCGAACTTATCGCAACAGGCGAACAGTCTGGCACATGGGGCGATACAACGAACACAAACCTTGAGCTTTTGGATTCGGCTCTTGACGGTCAGGTTACGGTCACTCTGACATCGGCGGGGTCTTCTAGTTCTCCAAATGATCTTCCGATTACAGACGGTACGGCATCCAATGGTCGTAACCGTATGGTTGTTTTTGACGATGGCGCGGACTTGGGTGCGACGGCCTATGTTCAGTTGACGCCGAATGATGCTGAAAAGATTATTTACGTGCGCAACGATCTATCGGGATCGCGCAGCATTATTTTGTTCCAAGGGACGTACAGCGCGAGTAACGACTACGAGCTTCCTGCGGGAACGACTGCGGTTATTTACTTTGACGGTGCGGGTTCCGGCGCGGTAGCGGCGAACGTCTTTAACAATGCGTACTTCGACAGTTTGCGTTTGGGTTCTGTTTCTGTGACTGCGATCCTAGACGAAGACGACATGTCTTCGGACAGCGCAACGTCATTGGCAACACAACAGTCGATCAAAGCGTATGTGGACACACAAGTTGGTGCGAACAACGAACTGTCCGAGGTTCTAGCTAACGGCAACACGACTGGCGGTACGGATATTTCTGTATCTTCTGGCGACGACATCACGTTTGCAGACAGCAGCAAAGCCATCTTCGGCGCTGGGTCTGACCTACAGATTTACCATGATGGGGATGACAGTATTATCCAAGATGCTGGCGTTGGTGATTTGCAAATAAGAGCAAACGACTTTAAAGTGTTTAATGCCACTGGTACTACACAGTTGCTCACTGTTTTTGATACTGGCGCTACAAACCTTAGTCATGCAGGTAGTTTTAAACTCGCCACCACCAGCACAGGGATCGACGTGACGGGTACGGCAGTCACGGACGGTGTTACAGTCGCTGGCAACCTGTCAGTCGATGGCGGCACGATCAAGCTGGATGGGAATTATCCT